AAAGCACCACCAGGGATTGAGGGCATTGATACAACTGACGAAGCTCCAAAGAAAGAAGCAGTTGCTCCAAAGCCAACATCACCTACTCTTCCACCACTTCCTCCTGAGGCACAAATACTAGAAATTCCGTTTACGGAAGTAGAGGTTCCAATGCCTTCTACTATCATCATGACAACGGCAGTTACTACAGCGTTTATTTCTGTAGGTGCCACTCTAGTTGCTACTTCGTTGTTCAAATACATCGTAATGATATCGAAGCCAATTATTAAACAGGCATGGAACAAGATAACGAAAAAAAAGCCGGATTTATCAAGTTCATCGTCCTCTGCTGGTCAGCCGGTCTCTTGACTGCAAGCTATGCAGGTTGGATGCCAAAGATGGATCCTACATACGTTGCCTCAATTCTTAGTGGCACACTTGCAACCTTCTCTATTTCACGTGAAAAGAAACAATGAAAAAGCTTTTAGCTATGTTGCTTCTTGCTAGTCCAGCTGTAGCACAACAAGTTACCCCTAACTTTACTCAGGGGTCAATGCAATCAACTACTACCACCACTGTTGATATTGATCGGACAATTGCGACCGAAATCTATGGTGGTGCTTATTCATCATGGTCTGGAACAAACGTAGTCCCAAGTGGAGATATTTCAAACTCTGCCACAACTTATTCAGTACACACCGCAGGAGATCAGTTTCAACTGGAAATTGTGACCCGAGCAGCCGGTGTAGTAGAGACAATCGATATCGAAGAAACAATCGAGTCAACCTCTACCACTACATCCTTGTCAGTCTTCTCTCAGTAAGTCCTGCTTACGCAGAAGACCCAAAGGTACAAAACACGTCTAATCCCGTGGCAGCAGCTACGGGCAACGTAACTAACCAGGCGGTGCAGTTCCAAAACAATGGAGCACCGTCTAGACAATATTTCAGCGGTAACAACAGCTGTAACGGTACGACAATGCAGTTCTCACCCTTTTATATGGGTAATGACACTGTTCCTACCGACTCAGATGGCTACGTAAGAAGTAATAACTTCGGAGTGCAGCTCAATTTTTCCGTACCACTTGATGGTGGGATGATTGAAACCTGCAAAGCTATCGCCCGTAAACACGAACAAAAAATGCGGCTCGATTACGAGTTAGTTCGTGCACTTAAATGCACAGAAATTATGAGGGTCGGGTTTACTTTTAGACCTGGCAGTCGTGTTGAATCACTTTGCAACGACATCGTACCCATAGTTTCTCTAACTAAACCAAAATTTAATAATAAACTTCCGAACTGGTAATGCTCGAAGCAACAGTGACGCTAGTCATCGCTGCTATTGCTGGCGGTGCAGCTCTAAATAATCGATTACACAACAGAATTAATAACGTGCACGACCGTATTAGTGGCTTAGATCGCCGCATCGATGCAATTGAACTTGGTGTAGCTACTGACTATGTGTCAAAAGCTGACCTGTCAATTATGACTAAGCGGATGGAAGATCACATGATCCGCATTGAAAACAAATTAGATCAAATCGTACTCCGAAATGGCACGTAGAGTATTCAAAAAAACTAAACGAAGAAACAAATCACTTAAGATTGCCAGCATAACAGGTGCTTACGATGGTAAGGATTATCGAGACGACCAAGAAACGCTAAAAGGTTTAGCTGGCGCTGCTATGACACCTGCACTCGAAAAACAAATCGACAAAATCTTGCAACGCATGCAACGCAGATCTTGGGATTGATTATTATTTTACTTACAACACATTATGTCTTTTAAACTTGTAGATACCATCCGTGGCGTAGTTTTGCAGGAGTTTGACTCCCGTGAACTGGCTGAAAAAGCCCTGAGTCATCAAAGCGGTGACGCACCTGTTGAACTTCAGGAAGATGCACCACCAAAAAAACGAGTAAAAAAAGCTAAGGCTGCTGATGGCGAATAAAAAAGCAACAGAAGATCAGTTTAACGAACTGCATAACCTAGTTACGAAAGAATTTTTAGCCCGCATTAAGTCGGGTGAGGCGACAACACAGGATCTTAAAGCTGCCTGTGATTGGCTCAAAACAAATGACATCAGCGGTGTAGCCATGGATGGCAACGCTTTGAGCAAACTTGCCAACATTATGCCTTCTATTGACCCTGAACTTGTACAGAGCAGACTTTATGGCAAAAAGCAGCACATCTAATTACTACAAAGCTCACCCTGAAGCCGCTAATCGTAGGCGTGCTCAACAGCGTAAATACAATCGATCAAAAGAAGGTAAAAGAATCCGCATCGCTGCCAACAAATTAAATCGAAAACTTGGTACTTATGGCAATGGTGACGGCAAAGATGCTTCTCATACAGGCCCTAACAAAGGAAAACTTGAGTCTATGAAAATCAATCGTTCTAGACCACGCAGAGGTAAAAAATATGCCTCGTAAACGCAAACCTTTGAAAATCAAGCCAGAAAGAATTAACAATTTGGGTATTCAAAGATTAGATACTTATACATATCGAGATCGAGATGAGTACTACGGAGCTGATAGTAAGTATCGCTACCGGCCTGATCCTAGAACTCGGATGCCAGGTACTTCACCACCATTTGAAAGAAGGTCACTTTTTGAAAAACTACTTCAAAAACTAAAAATTATACCTACACCCAAAAAGCGTAAGGAACGCCCAGTGATTAAATCTTATCAAGATCGCTATAAAGGTCTAATTTAATTAATGACACCTTTACTTCCAACTCCTGAACATTACTTAGAAAACCTAATAACCATGACATCCTCTGAAGCAAAGCGCCTTTGGAGGCGCAGCATTAAAGAACATTTTGGCTGTACATGTGTTTATTGCGGAGAAACTTATGAATTACACGAACTTACTTTGGATCACGTTCATCCTCGCACCCTTGGTGGTGAGGATATTACAAGCAATCTCGTTTGTGCCTGCTCTACATGTAATCAGGAAAAAGGAAGTACTCATTGGCGGTCATGGATGAGAGACCGCTTTGGTAAAAACCTACTTAGAGAGGGATTAATCCTTTCTCATATTTCATAACAAACCTATCCACATACGTATACCGCCGCCTCTAGGGGCGGTTTTTTTTATGGCTGCAAAAAAGAAATACGACATCCCTGATGATGTTTTGGAACGCGAACGACTGCGTGTCAAAGCACTTCGTGACAACAAAACTGGAGGCAGGTTGCCTAATGGTGCTGCTCAATTTGTCCACAACGGTATAACTTATACTCTTAGCCCTAATCGCAGACATCGTCATGGTTTAGAAGTCAAAGTTGCCTCTAAAGAAGCTGCTAAAGAGTCTAGAAGGCGTGGCATACGGAAAGACCAAAGCATGGAACTTACGCCAGATCAAAAACAACAATTTGATCAGGTTTATGATGATGCACGTCTGTTCACTGAAGCTACTGGCATTCAGCATCAAGTAGATCATATTCAACCTATTGAACGTGGCGGTATTGCTAACGATCCTAATAATCTGCAAATCGTTGAACAACTGCTCAACTACCAAAAAGGTGCTAGTACTAGCGGTCCCTATTTTGACGCTGCACGCCAAAACGGTTTAGAAAACGGGGCAGTGCTTACACGTATTCGGGCACTGAATATGGATCGTGCCCAGATGATTGAGTATATTGCTCAACTACAAGGTGCAGCGCCAGGCGAATTGACCGCAGCAAGTCAAGAAACTGCTGCACGTCAAGATGAAATGTCCAAAGTTGCACGTAAAAATGGCGGCATTAATGGCATGCCTGATTTAGGTATTTCAGAAATGTTGTTTGGTAAATCACTTGTAGACGATGAACGTCAAGACTTTGCTAGATGAATACCGTAGAACTCTTACAACAGGATTTCAAGCTGTTTCTTCAAGCCCTTTGGTCGCAGCTTGATCTCCCTTCGCCTACTCGTGCTCAATACGCCATTGCAGACTACTTACAGCACGGCCCTAAACGTCTACAGATTCAAGCCTTCCGTGGAGTTGGTAAGTCTTGGATTACAGGTGCGTTTGTTCTTTGGACACTATTTAAAGATCCAGAAAAAAAGATCATGATTATCTCCGCGTCTAAAGAACGTGCAGA